GATGAGTATGTAATATGGTTGGTGATGAGTAATCCCATTCAACAGTATGCATTAGGCATCTCTGTCTAAATAAATATTCAAAACTCATCTCATCATATGGTCTATAACAATAATTCTGTGTCAAATCACTACAATTTGAACTCTCCAATCCCAACACTGTTGAATTATCCATTCCACGCGCGTGATTAAACTCCTTAGCAGGAGCCTGAGAAAATTGATGAACCACATCAATGTTCACAGGCTTAGCCCATCCAAAGAGACCCATCACTTTGCTAATTGAACCAGCAACCTCTGATACAATGGGAATTCCACCCACCAGTACAGAACCAATAGAAGTTGCAATATCAATTGCACCTGCAATTGACTCTGTCAAAGTACCGCTCCTAATTCCACAACCGACACTATAATCGGAAAGCATTCCAATCTGGTGTCTAGCAGCATCCTGAAGGGGCATTGCAACCTCAACTTGCACATCTTCACAAAATTGGGCGTAAAGAGTGCACTGAATTGGATTTTCTGAACCACTTTTCAATGGGTTCAAAACAAACACCTTAAGCACACCACAACTATACTCATGTGGGTGCAAATCAAAACCTTTATATGGCATCAGATATGGTACTGTGAGTTCTCCTACAGCTCCTGGTCCCACTTTCAGTGGTACGCCAATGCCAGCTGTAACACCTCTAAGACTACGCCAATGGTAATTATCAAAAGTTCCACTATTATCTGTATTGGCATTAGGAATCCACAGCATATATAATTGGCCAATATCGAACTTTGTTGCATTGATCATCAAGGTAAATTTCATACTCCCACGAATGTAGCGATAATTCTGTAACCGCGCTACCATAAATTGGGACTTATTGAAAATCTCAGCTGGAAATACTTTATTATACTTTGGCATCAATACAGTATCTGTCTGATTTAAAGCAAATTTAGAGACTAGAATTTTTCTCTGCAGAGTCTGGGCTAAATCATTCTTAGCTGTGGTTAAAGACAATTTCTGGATACTATTATCCTCTATCTTATCCTGATCTTGCACTAGTTGCGTCATGTCAGAATCTCCTTCTGTCTGTGAAACACTTCCTTTCTCTGTTGCCATTATAGAAGCATTATCTGGTTGCTCATTCTCCAATGTTCCACACATCCAATTTCTTGCAAAGACTGTATATGCATTAAAACATGCATGAAACAAAATTCTAGCACCCACACTATAACCACCAAATCCTGCTGTTATAACATGCATTATAAAAGCAGGAAGGTAATCCTTCACGCGGGAGCTATCTTGCTTCATCCTAGTTATAAGTTCATACACACCATAAAGCAACTTCCTATCTGTACTAATAATACTCTCTTCAACGATGGCAGTACCTATATAAAATATATACTGCAATATAAGTTGAACTCGACTAGTAGTATAGGGCAGTAACATTGCATCCCATGGTTCCATCTTCCCTTGTTGCATCAGAGCTAGTACATCATTCTTTGTCATTTCAATTCCTGCAATAACAACAACGTCTGGCAAGTTAGCTATCACATAACCAGCTAACACACTCCTCCAGGTACTATTAACAATTGGGGGAAGATTCATTTGCAAATAGCTTGTTACACATGACTTCACAAAGTCAGTGGAAATTGCAAAGTTGGATTCCAAAATCACTCGCTGTACAACTTTCCTTGTCTTATCATCACCTGAGATAGTCCCTGCCAGCCAATTCTTAGCATCTCTTTGATTTCTCTTAGGGATGCGTCCAAACTTAGCATTTTCCTCTTTCTTAACATATCTCTGATACATATCCTTAAACATAATATGCTTATTCTCATGATTCTGTAGAATCTTTGTCTTTCTGAAAACTCTTTTTCCATCTTTATGTACTAAAATAGTACATTCCTTAGTCACGTCATTATAATATTGTTTAACCTTTGTTCCTTCGGTCAAAGGTTTAAATTTCCGTTTAATTTCAATTTGTTTGTTTGCAGACTTTGAGCTGATAGGGAATACTGCAATATTTCTACCAGGTGAACAAGACGATTTGATTGGGGCTGCCAACGAGGTTCGTCCACTTAAACAAGCAACCTCACTCACTTGAGTGGCTACATTGCGAATGATTTGAAGTACTTGCTCTTCTCCTGTCAAATCTTTAGTATGTAGTTCTTTGAAATTACCTTGAAATTCAGCATCAACATCAACATACTGTTGGATGCGATCATTATATACATCCAACTGTGCATAGGTATTGATACTAATTCCATTTTCCCTACAAGCTTTCACTATACGTGGATACCAAATATTCCATGTCAAATCGTCATGCAATGACAATTCAAATAGTGCTTGCTCCACATTTACTATACAATCTCCAATTGGGTCAGCTGAACTTCGTAGCCATTGACACATTTCTGTTATAGTGGCAAGTGATAATGGACTTCTATAAATACCACCTGAGATCCTCCGGAAGTTCCTTTTTAAAAATGCAACTTCAGAAAGATCTCTATAGGGTACAATATTTCCTGTCTTTCCCTCATCAGTATATGCCAGACCTATTTCAGACAATGCTTGAGTTATGGTGAGCTGATTAAACTGATTAATCATCTCATCAGAAACACAAAACAAATTATCATCACCATAATTAGCCATTCTTACATGCTTATCATATTCCAGAAGGGAACCACCCAACTTGACAAAAGCCATCCTCATAACAATA